ATGTATGAGCAAATAAGGCACCATTTGCGCCATATTGTGGATGCATAACATCCGTACCACTTGTATCATCCTTACAGTTAAAAAAGCTGTCTAAGGAAGCAAGGTGTTCATTCTGTTTATAGGTTTCCCCATCCAATTCTTCGATTTTACCGTATTGCATGACACCTTCAGACGATACTATTCCAACGTACCCTGTTTCTGCAGTACAGTTAATCTGATAGTCAACAATTGCAGGTAAAGTTCCTTCATTCTTTACAGTCACTGCGCCGGAGGACGTTGTAAACTCCTTTAGTGCTGTACTGTATTTTCTTGGATCTGAACAATAAATTTCAATTTCTCCAATGACACAATTAGAGCCAGCGTCAACTTCTGTGTTTGATAGTTTGGTACCTATAAAGTACTTGTCTAATTCGTCATTGAAAATTATCTGAACCTGTTCTTTATTGAGTAAAGAGTTCAACTTGTTATAAGCCTGTCTGTAGTCATAATTGCTATCTGCTTGTAGCAGGTACTTTACTGTTATGGTTCTAGGCTTAAGTCTTTTAGAGTTATATATAGTTCCATCCATTCCATCAACCTCGGTCTCAAGAACTTCAGATCCTAACAGCTCTCTACCACTCACTGAGAGTGTTCGATAGCCTTTTATTTCGTTTTCAATAAAAACACCATCATAGCACATTGCCTCGGCCGGCAAATCTACACCGGCCTGAGGTTTTGTGTCTATTGTGTCCACAAAGTTATAGAGCATTATTTAACACCTCTCAATGTTTTATTAAATTTCTGTGATCTAGCAAGTTCTGCCTGGTCATACTTAGCAGTTGCTCTCGCCATTTCACGACCATCTATTTCTAAAGGCACCTCAATGATGTATTCACCGCTCATTGAGTACGTATAGTCACTATTCAAGGATGTCGTCATTCCTGAATAAGATAAGTTAGGTTGTAGCATGTTTGGCATATACAAGATGTCTGAAGCAACTTCTTTGACCTTTGTCTTCATAGCCTTCATACCGTTGACTAAACCTTGGGCCCACCATATACCATTCTTATACTGAACTTTAGAAGGTGATCCAATCTTAGCCTTGGCCTGAATTGCCGCATCTGCTGCAGCTGCCAAACTAGCGGCCGCCGCTCTGACTGAACCTTCGCTTGCTCTTAAGCCGTTTGCAAGTCCTTGGCCAATCATCTGACCACAATATTGTGCTCTTGACTGACACGCATTGAATGCACTGATAATGTTATTGCATGACGATCTTGCAACAGACACGCCTTTTGATAAGCCTCCTTTAAGTCCTGATGTAAACTTAGTACCCATTGCAGTTCCTGAAGTCGAAGCCCTAGCTTCAGCTGCAGACATTGCACTGATAATGCTATTCAATGAGGCTGTCACTGTAGCCGATGTACTGGCAAATGTAGTACCTACCATGCTGATAGCAGTTACAAGGGCCATCATCTGAGTACCCGCACTACCTATACCTACAGAAGCTGCAGATATAGCTCCGATACCGGCTGCAACTGCCGCTAAGCTAGCTCCCATATCCAATAGATTTAATCCTGTAATAATCTGAATGCCTTTAGCTAATTCCTTGAACCCTTTACCTGCATTCAAAGCAGCCGTACCAATAGAATCAATAACACCTGATACAGACTGTAGTACTCCTGAGACTGCTTCTCCAAATGCAGTAATAACTCCTGATATTCCATTGAATACCGTTGCAATAATGCTTCCAAATGACTCTATTGTGCTACAGATACCTTTAAAGACTGTCTGAATCACTGGTCCTAACGCAGTCACAACAGTAGCTACGCCGTTCAGAATCATCTGCAATCCTTCACCCTGCGAACCTGCTAAGGCAAACGCAGCGCCAACCGCAAGAGCGGCCGCAGCAATACCTAACCATGTTGTTGGTGGAATCATAGCCAAGGCCTCACCTAATCCTCTGAAGATAGTCGCAATACCGGTACCAATACCTTGTGCTGCTGTCGAAATAGCACTGCCTAAGGATGTCACGATACCTGAGATAGCGGTTCCTAAAGTTTCAATTACCAAGGAAATTCCTTGAGTAATACTGTCAAGAATGCCTGAAATAGCTGTTCCAATACCTTCAATACTTGTCTTGATCGTATTGCCAACAGATTCAACCACTTTAGCGATACCTTCATACTTGGCCTTGATCTTGTCAATTCCGCCTGTATTTGGAACACTGCCCCCAGATTCATCTGAATCATCTTTTTTCTTTTTGAAGAGATTTTTCAATGGATCTAGGCTCTTTGTACTTGCGGATTCCTTGATAGCACTTATAAGATTCTTTACATTGCTAATAGCATCTTTAGCATTAGCGCCGGCATTCTTAGCTGCACTTCCAAAGTTCTTTAAATGAGATACTCCACTTTGTATTGCCTTGTACCCTTTAAAAGCTAGGAATAATCCAGTAACGGCCTTAAAGGCAGTTTGAATAGTTCCTGGATCCAGTGCACTTACAAACTCGGCAATCTTTTTAACAACATCAGCAATATTCTTTACAATCTTTCCGAAAGCATCTGCCAAGCTTTCAATCACACCGCTTTGAGCGCAGGCATCCACTACATGAAGTACTGCATCCTTGACAGCACTTAAGGCAGACGCACAAGCCTGTATTGCTCCGGTATCTCTGAATTTCTCCCATGCACCTTTCAAGGCTCCTGCCATATCTGAGAAAACCTGTTTTACCTGATTACAAGTATTGGTAATTCCATTGATATCGATCAGACTTGAAAACTGACTTGCGATTTCTCCGGCAAAATAAGAGGCAGTACCTACAATCTGACCAAAGATATTTGCAATAGTTTCTAAAAGCATAGAGTTTGCCAAGGCATCCCCTATTTTATTAAAAGCCTGCCCAAATTTATTCAAGGTCTTCTGAGCTTCTTGAATGGCCCCTGTATCCTTAAACGCATTCATTGCACTTCTTACTTTTGTCTTCATAGTGTTGATTGCACTCATAAAGTCCTGCAGGATAGCTGGCTTGAATGTATAGTCGATACCGTCCTTAGTTTCCATAAAGGCACCCGAAAGACTGTATATAGATGATTTAACCTTATCCAGGATATCTACAAAGCTTCCAAATCCCTGACTGTCTAGAATGTTATTAAAGGCACTGATGATACGCATTTCAACGTTCTCTACAGCAGATTTTATATTAGTAAAGCCTGTGCGAATCGTTTTGGATGCGCTTAATGCGGTTTCTGCAAAACCACATGCTTCTGTATCACACTCAATCAAAGCTGCATTGAACTGATCAAATGTAATCTGTCCGCTTTTCATAGCTTCATACAATTCATTTGTGTTACCTGAAACAATACCTAGCTTTTTAGCTGTTTTAGACAATGCTGGTGCCATGGTTTCCTGAAGAGTTCTCCAGGACTGCATATCCGGCTTTCCAGTAGCTAGCATTTGAGAATACTGCTGTTGTGCTCGACTGACGTCTTCCGTGGAAGCACTGGATGCCAACAAGGCATGGTTCAATGCAATAGCTGTATCCGTAGCCTTGTCCATATTTCCGGTTACAGAGGTCAAAGACTGTGCGCTTTTAACAATATCGGATAAGGAAGTAGGCAATCCCTGCACAGAGGCATTTAATTTTGATACAGAAGCTTTGGCTGCATCTGTTGAAAAGCCTAAAGAGTTCATTACTTTTGGATAACTGTGTAATGTATCAAATCTAGTGATGGCTCCATCTAATGAAGTGGTTACTGTGTTCATAGCGGCACCTAAGGCCTTTGTTACACCTACACCAGCTACAATAGACTTGACTTGAGATCCAAAGGAATTGCACACTCCCAGAGCCTTTTTGAACGTGGACGACATGTTTTTATCAGTAGCCGATAGTATGGCTTCAACGCTATAGCTTTCTGCCATATGTGTACCTCCTTATGTTCATCTAGTTCTCCTTTTCCTTTTTTTTCATAAATTCGCTTACGCGCTCCAGTATGGACTTTTTCTTTGTGCTCTTTTCACTACATAATCCTTCAAGAGCCGCATCATAATCAAAAAACTTCTGAAAGGTATCAAATACTTTTTTGATCTTACGGCCTGACTTTTTCTCGGCCTGTGCAGACATATTTAAATAGGCCTGAAGATGTAAATGATAAAGCTGATCTACTTCTGCATATTCCAGTGCTTTAATCTTCAATCGATATTCCTTAGGTGTAAGTGCATCAACTTCACTTAGGTCTTTAAAGTTAAAGTAACGAAAGCAGTTAATAGCTATCTGCTCATACTGTTCATTGAAATCAAACTTTTCTATGCTTCCTGAGGCGCTCTGTTCTTCATTGGAATGTATCCTACCTCCAATAGCATTTTGCTTACGATTGTATGAGATACATTCGCAGTAGATAAAAAATCAAGCACGCTATCTACTAGACCTTCAATATCTTCTGCATCAACGATATATTTTTCTAGGTCCTCTTTCTTTACTCTTGGCTTTTGTCCGGCATTCATAGCCATTAATACAGTTACAAGAGCTTCCATATCACCGGCAAGCATAAAGGATACCTGATAGGATAATCCGACATCTTTTTTCACGTTCTCATCAACACTGACTTTTACTCCCTTGTTGATTTCGCGTAAAAAAGCAAAGTCCGCGGTAAAGTCATATAGGGTTCCGTTAATTTCAAGTTGTAATGGTTTCATTTTTAATTCTCCTTTTCTTTAATAAGTAAAAAAGGACGTGCTATATCAGTACGTCCTCTGTGTATGTACTAAGCTGCAACTGCTTGAGTTGTATCCTGGAATGCGTAATCAATCAATGCTTTTTGTTCAGCAGTAACTGTTGCGTATCCGTCTGCACCTTTTCCATCTACTTGGAATGTCAATTCCAATTGAGCTAAATCATCAGATGCAGATGTTTCACTCTTTTCAGTCAAATATGCGTGGTAGTAAGTTGCTTTATATTTATTTCCATCACCTGATGCCTGTGGCTCTTTCATATTGATTTTCCACAATTCTACTTTTTTACGATTCTTCAAAGCACTCGTTAAATCATCGATCAATGTATCACCTTTGGACAAGATAGATGATGCTGTGATTTCAATAGATACACTTCCAGCCTTAGCTACCAAACCATCTTTAGTTTCAGTTGTGTCTGAATCTGCAGACATCGACTCTTCATTCTCTGTTGTAAAAGCCAATCCCTTTGCAGTTTGACTAGATGCTTTCTCTAATAAACGATACATGTATACAATATCGCTACCTTGTACTGCTTCTAGCGCAGCATCTGCAAAAATTTGTAAATCATATTTAAGCATTTTCTATTCCTCCTGTTATTTCATATTCCAGCTCCAGCACACCATGCAATAATGGTTCACTGGTTGTATTGTCAGACAATATACGCTGTTCT